TGGTGCACTCAACAGGAATTGATGACCTATCTTTTCATAAACATTCATAAATTTTAAAACCTAGATAAAATCATTAGTTTATAATCATAAAAACTCAATAAACTTTCAAAAATTTTCATAAAATTAAAAATTGTAGCAGAAATTGTAGCAGAAAAATTTAAAAAGGGGTTGATGTAAAAACCCCTCATTTTATGTGTATTTATAATCTATTCAATTTACTCATAACCTCTAATTTTTCATCACCTATAACGTGTGTGTATATATCCATTGTTGTAGCAATGTTACTATGTCCCATCAGCACCTGCACTGTTTTAATTTTTGTATTTAACTCAAATAATCTAGTTGCATAACTATGCCTAATGCTATGAAAACTCCTATGTGGAATATTTAGTTGTTTGCATAAACTTATCATTCTACGTTGTGGACGTTTTCGTTCAATTGGTTTACCCTCATCGCTAAATATCAAATCATATTGTTTTGGTATACCCTCTAAAATAGCCAATGCTTTATCGGGTAATGGTATATCTCTTTTACTATTCTTAGTTTTTAAATCTCTAAATTCATAAGTCAGTTTATTTTTTCCAATATCTAAAACTTTAACACGTTTACCATATTGACGCTCTACACGTAACATTATACCTGTTATATCAGTCCACTTTAAAGCTAAAACCTCACCTAACCTTAAACCAGTAAAGAATGTGAAATAAATCAAACAGTCAACTATATCTTTTTTATTTAAAGTCTTTAATATTAAACTTTGTTCTTGTTTACTAAAGACATTATATTTTTCTTTTTTATTTTCTTTTTGCAATGTAACACCAACACAAATATCTTTTGTCATAATCCCTTGCATAATAGCAAATAAGATACATTTGTGAATATGAATATATGTTCTTTTGATTGCAGTTGCTGAGTATTTTTCTTGCAATTCATTAAAATAACCTTGTAAATCAGTTAGTTTTAATTGATTGGCTCTTTTATTTGCTATGTTATAAGGTAGTATTCTTAATTTGTAAGTGCTTACATAGACACTAAAGGTATTATCGCTCACATCGACTTTTTTAAAATTAAATATCCATTCTTTATATAAATCACCAAAAGTTATATTTGAATTTGATAAAAGATTATTTTTAGCCTCATATTTAACTCTATTCATTTTATCCAATACAATTGATTTTTTATAACTACCAAAACTCTTTTTAATTTGTTTACCTGAACTATCAAAACCAATCGTCACGGAAGCCTTATAGTAAGGTTTACCATTTAATGTGGTTGTAACTATGCTACCCTCTCCATTAGATTTCTTTTTTTGCATCTAATTCACCTTTATAATATTTTTCTATTTTGAAATTGATGTAATCAACAATATCATTTATTATAATCTCAGCCTCATCATCATATAGCCATACCTTATCTTTACTGTTTTCATTTTTATAACCTATTATTTTTTCCATGTATCCGAATATTTGATTGTATATCCATTGGGTAGTGCATTCCTCATTATCAACCATAGGTTCTAAATCATTTGTAAAAGTATAACCTCTATAAATCTTACCGACATCGAAATGTAATTTTTGATTAAATAAATTTAAATCATTTTCATTTATGGTATTGCTTTCCTTTAATTCTTTAATTAAATCGCTAATTTGCAATTCTAGGTCAAATAATTTTATTCCCAACATATGAACAGTCATAAAAAATACAGCAAACGGAATTTTAATAATACCTGTTTCATATTTTCTAATTGATACCTCAGATTTATCTATTTGTGCAGCCAATTCTCTTTGTGTCAATCCGTAACTTGTTCTAAGTTTTCTAATCAATAATCCTAAAAAATCATTATAATTCATGATAAAACCCCCATTTTTTTAATATATAGTTTATAATAACAAATTTTATGGTAATAGTAAAATATATTTATAATATAGTAAATATAAATTAGATAAATATGATAAACTACTAAGCGATAAATATTAACATAAAAAACGATAAAATACACTTGACAAATGATAAAAAATCACTATAATATAATCAAATACATAGATAAATTTTGACAATAAAATAGTAAGTTTTTGACGGAGGTAATTAAAATGCACTATAGATTATTAATAAAATATTGGAATAAAAAGGAATTACAAGGGTTAAAGTTAAAACGAGCGGTAGAGATTATAAAACAACTAGAATTATGGGAGGAAAAATGAAAATAAGAGAAAATTATGCTGAGGCAACAATAAACGATAGAGTAAAAAACATAATGGAGGTATTAAAGAAATGGCTAACAATCAAAAAATAAAGATAAAAATGCTGGAAAACAACATAAACAATTATACGGAATTAGCAGAAAAACTAAATACTAATAGACAAAATGTTTATAACAAATTAAAAAACAGAACGAAGTGGAATTACAATGATATTCAAAAATTAATAGTTTTGTTAAATCTAACACCTGATGATGTTTTTGAGATATTTTTTAAAGGATAAAATATGAAAGTATATGCTGGAGTATATAAAGAAGTAAATTATTTGATAGGTGAGAATTTTGTAGGTTATATAGAAATACCAAAAAATCATAATTGGTATATGCAACCGATAAATAATTATTTAATAGAAACTAAAAACTATTTAGATACACCTATCATTTACAAAGATAAACACTATATAACATTTCAAATGTTAAATCCTGCTAATGATAATTTAGATGACGTTTTGGTTGAATGTAAAAACATTATAGAACAACTATGGAGGTAGAAACAGACGATATATTTACTCTTAACTATGCTGAGAAAATGACCTTAGTCGGAGATGATGAGGGTAATTGGGAGGCTATAATTGTACCTCAGAATCAATATGATAACAACCCTATTTATATTGAAAATGAATGTATGAATTTGATAACTAATTTAACAGATGACTGGATTTATGATGACTGGGATTATGACGATGATTATGATGATTGGTTTGATGATAACTATGATGAGGAGGACGACTATGAATAAGATAATGTTGACAGTGAAAGAAGCTAGTGCAATAACGAATATAGGGGTCGCAAGACTTAAAATGTTAATGAACGAGTATCCTGACTTTCCATATTTAAAAATTGGTGTTAAATACTTAATAATTGCAGATAAATTAGTTGAATGGTTAAACAATCATAGAGGAGAAGTGTTTTAAAATGCTGGAGAAAAAAGTTGAGAATAAGATAAAAAAATGGTTAAAAGATAAAGGATATTGGTATTTCAAGGTACACGGTAGCATTTATCAACCTAGCGGTATCCCTGATATTTTAGCTTGTATTAATGGAAAATTCGTAGCAATAGAAGTGAAGAGGAGTGAGGGGGGTATAATATCCCCTTTACAAAAAGCACAAATTGAAATGATAAAGAAAAATGGTGGAATAGCTGGTGTGGCAAATAGTATGGAGGAGTTTTTAGAAATACTGAAAGAGGGTAAATTGCTATGAAATTATATAAATATCAACAAGAGTTATTAGATAAATCATTAAAAAATTACATATACCATTTAGATACTGGAACAGGTAAGACTATCATTAGTATCAATCATTATTGGAAACACGCACAAGGTAAGAAATTATTGATAGTTGCACCTGCTCAAAAAGTACGTGAGGGTGGTTGGGATAGAGAAATTAATAGGTTTGGAAATAAAATTGATTATAAAGTTATTAGTTACAATAAATTAAAAGATGTTAATGATGTGGACGATACGTATATTATCTTTGACGAATGTCATTATATTAAAAACTATAAAAAGACACAAAGAAGTAAACAAGCATTAAAATTATGCAAACAAGCATTTGGTTATTGTTTATTATCAGCAACACCTGCCTCTAATGGGTATCAGGATTTAGGTAATTATATGGCTATCTTTGGTTTTTATGATACAGGATATAAATATGAAAAAGCAAATGCGATAAAACGTTGGACTAATTATGGTTATCAGGAAATTATCGGTTGGAACAACACAGAATACATTGATAAATGCTGGAAAGCCATATCTAGTAAAGCACTAATGAAAAAGGATTGTGTAGATTTACCACCTTTAACTTTTGAAGAAAAATATTTTGACGCAGGAAAAGAGTATATTACTATCAAAAAAGACAGATATTACAATGGAATTTTATATGATAACACAAGTAAAGTTATAGCTGGTCTTAGACAGAGTGCAGGATTAAAAGATAAATTAGAATACCTAAAAGAATTTAGAGCGAATACAGACTCAAACATATTAATTTTCTATAACTTTAACAGAGAAGCAAAAGAGATTAAAAAGATAATTACTATTGATTATGAGGTTAGTGGTGGAGTATCTAAAATACCTAACTTTGACGAATATGATACCTTAAAAGGTAAGACAACATTGGTACAGATACAAGCTGGAGGAGCAGGTATAGAGTTACAGTATAACAGTGAAGTTATCTTTTTTAGTCCTAGTTGGTCTTATCAGGATTATGAGCAGGCGTTAGGTAGAGCATACAGAATAGGACAAAAGAACAAAGTAACAGTTTATAAGTACATAGGAAACAGAACAATAGAAGAACGTGTATATGCAAGACTAGATGAGAAAAAAGATTTTGCTGAGAAACTACTAACTGATGAAGACTTAGGAGGTAATTTTGATGATCAATAATAATGTTAGTGAGAACATAACGAAAAATCGTAACAAATATATAGGTGGTAGCGATGTACCTGCTCTATTTAACGTGAGTGAGTACAAAAGTTATTTTGAGTTAGCAAAAGAAAAAGCAGGTTATTTAAGAGGTACATATAAAGGTAGTCAATATACAAGGTATGGTCAATTGTTAGAGCCATACATTAGAGACTATATAAATGCAATCTATAATTTAAAATTTAGAGAAAATACCGCAATAGACGAAATATTAGGATTGAGAAGTAATTGCGATGGGTTAGATAAAGAGGCTGGATTATTGCTAGAGATTAAGACTAATGGTGGAAATAGAAAAGATGTCTTTGATTATATCTTACAAATGCACTTGTATATGTATCAATTCAACGTCAATAAAGGTTATTTAGTCCAATACAAAAGACCTGATGATTTTTATAAAGGGTATGATTTTGAGATACACAACACAGATGATTACTTTAATCTAGATTTTGATGAGACAAGAATTACAGTTACAGAAGTTGAAAAAGATGATAATTTAATAAAGGAAATATTAGATAAAGCCAATATTTTTTGGAATGACGTTGAAAGATTAAAGAAAAATCCTGAGATGACTGAGGCTGAGTTTTACTTTAAGAATGAAGTAACAGAGTACAGAAATACAGTAACAAAACTGAGTAAATTAGAAAATGAATTACAAAAATTAAAAACAATAGAAAATGAGGCTAAAAAACAGAGAGAGATTTTGTATGATTTAATGCAAAAGTATAATGTAAAGTCGATGGAAACAGAACATTTACAAATAACAAAAGTAAATCCTACACAAGCAGTAACAATAGATAGTAGTAAATTAAAAGAAGAACAACCAGCATTAGCTGATTTATATAGTAAGGTAAGTAATAAAAAAGGGTATATAAGAATAAAGTGTAAATAAGGAGGAATTAAGATGAGAGAATTAATGGTAATTGATGAAAGAGTGGTATTTGAAAAGAATTTTAGAGTGTATGGAGATTTTGAAAACCCATTATTTTTAGCAAAAGATGTAGCTGAATGGATAGAATATGATAAAGACAAAGTTGGTCAAATGTTAAATACTATTGATAATGATGAGAAAATGACCTCACCGATATATTATAGTGGTCAGGTTAGAAATATGTGGTTTGTTACAGAAGATGGATTATATGAGATTTTAATGCAAAGTAGAAAACCAATAGCAAAACTATGGAAAAAGAAAGTAAAAGAAATACTAAAAGAAATAAGAAAAACAGGTAGTTATTCAAAACCATTAACACCAGCTGAGCAGTTATTGGCACAAGCTAAATTAATGGTGGATATGGAAAATAGACTAAACATATTAGAAAAAATAATGCTAGACTAGAGAATAACCTAAGAAGAACAATAACGAGTGATTATTTTACTGTAATAGGATATGCTAATTTTAGAGGCATTAATGCAAACGCATATAATAGCAGTGTTATTGGAAGAAAAGCAAGTAAAATTTGTAAAGATTGTGGTTTGGCAATAGGAAAAGTGATTGATAGTAAGTATGGAACAATAAATACATATCCATTGGACGTCTTAGATGAGATTTTTGAATTAATGAATTAATAGGAGGAATAATATGATATTACCAGCAAATGAACAAAAAACAGCAGATGTAACACCAAAAAATATATTGATATGGGGTGAATCTATGTCAGGAAAAACTTACTTAGCTAAACAGTTTGAAAGCCCATTAATCATCAATACAGATGGAAATGCAAGTAAAATAACAACACCTAGTGTATTCATTAAGAATTTTACTGAGTTTAAAGAAGTTATAGAAGAACTTGAAAAAGGTAAACATACCTTTAAAACACTAATAATAGATCTAATTGATGACTTGGAAACAATGGTTATAAATCATATTTGTAGTCTAGCAAAAGTTGAGAGTTTAGCAGATATTGCTTTCGGTAAAGGATTTAATACATTTAATTCTATATGGAAAAACTTAATGATGACTTTAACTCAAATGAATATGAATGTAATCTTTATATCGCATATAGTTGAGAAAATGGATGGACAAACAAGCTATCAAGCACCTGCATTATCTCAAAAATGTTTAAATGCCTGTATGGGTAGATGTGATATTGTAATTAAAACTCAAAAAATCGGTAATAATTATATAAGATTATGCACTAACAAAAGAGAAGCATACAAAGAAGAAGACATAAAAGATAAAAAAGTATTGGAAATATTAAAAACTATAAAAAATGTATTTCAAAAATAAAGGGTGTAAAAGCCCTTTTTTATTATCTTTGGTCAAAATTATCGTAAAAATATTAAAAAAATAGATAAATTTTACTTGACATTTATATAAATATGATTATAATATAAATAAATAATTTTGAACAAAAAAATAAATACTTTTGACCAAAAATAAAAAACGGAGGTATAAGCTATGAGTTTAGCAGATATTTTTAAAGAATTAGAAACAACAGATTTTACAGAGAAAAAGGATTTTAGTTTAAAAGATGGCGAATATGATGGTGTGATTGAAAAGTTAGAGTTTAAGACAAACGCTAAAGGTACACAGTGGTTTAGTTTTACAGTGAATTTAATAGCAGAAAATAAAAAGTATTTTGCAAATCTATTTATGACTGAGAAGACAGCAAAGTGGAACTTGACTAAATTTAGAAACATTATCAAAAGTTTGACAGGTGAAGCCTTAACCGCAGAGGATTTTATGAATGAGGTTGAATTAGCACAAAGATTAAATAACGACGTCGCTGGTAAAGAAGTAACATTGATACTAGAAACAAACAAGAATGGTTTTCAAAATTTTAAATTTGAGACTGATGAAATGCCATTTTAATTGGGTACGAGGGGTGTAATAGCCCCTCACTTTAAACAAAGGGAGGTATAAAAAATGACAGGGTTTTACGATTTTGAAGTATTTAAGTATGATTGGCTAGCAGTATTTATAAATGAGAAAGATGAACGTTTAATCGTATGGAATGACCCTGCGATTTTAAAGCAAATATTAGAAAAATTTGATTGTATTGTAGGGTTTAACAATTATAACTACGATGATTTGATACTTACAGCGATTATGAACAAATATAACAACTATGAGGTTTGGAAGTTAAGTAACGCAATAGTTACAGGTGGAAATATACCAAGCGATGTAAGAACAACAGCAAGAAAATTACCTACATTAGACGTAAAGCAAGAATTACCACCTAATCTGTCTCTTAAAGAGATTGAGGCTAATCTAGGAATGGATATAGTAGAAACACCTGTTAGCTTTAATTTAGATAGAGAATTGACAGGAGAAGAACTAGAAACAGTAATTAAATATTGTATACACGATGTAGAAACTACAAAAAAAGTATTTAGTTTAAGAAAAGATTACTTTGAGAGTAAATTTGATATTTGTAAAGAGTTTAACTTAGATAAATTAGATATTAAAAAGACAAGAGCAAATTTAGCAAGTAAGGTACTTAAATGTAGTAAAGATAGATTACCTGATGGTGTTTTAGAAAATGCCGATAGATTGAATATAACAATCGTAGATGAGTTAAGAACAGAGAATATACCTAATGAAATTTTGAATTTTTACAAGAATATTAGACAACGTTTTAAAGATGGAGAAAGTTTTGAAAAGTTAGAAAAGGAAAAGCTAGTATACAGTTTATGTGGAGTAGAACATACATTCGCATTTGGAGGTCTACACGGAGCAAGAGAAAACTATATCTATGAGGGTAATATGCTAAATGTGGACGTTGGTAGTTATTACCCAAGTATGATGATAAATTTTGGGTTTATTTCAAGAGCAAGTGAACACCCTGATTTATACAAAAATTTATATGCAACACGTATGGAATATAAAGCAAAAAAAGACAACAAGCAACAGATATATAAGATACTTTTAAATAGTACGTTTGGTGCTTTAAAGTCAGAATTTAATGACCTTTTTGACCCTGTTATGAGTAACAATATATGCGTCAATGGACAATTAATTTTGACAGATTTGATTATGAATTTAAGACCTTACACAGAATTAGTACAAAGTAACACAGATGGAATATTAATTAAATACAAAGAAAAAGATTTAGATACAATAAATGAAATTTGTAAAGAATGGGAACTAAATTATGGATTAACATTAGATTATGAGTATGTAGAAAAGATAGTACAAAGAGACGTAAATAACTATATATTGAAGACAAAAGATGGAAAAATTAAAGGAAAAGGGTTATTTGCCAATTTCGATGGTGGAAATTTTGAAAAAAATAATTTAACTGTAATAGATATGGCACTAAAAGACTATTACATTAATGGTATAGATATAAAAGATACAATCACAAATATGATAACAAATAGAAATTTAATGCCTTTACAACAAGTAGCAAAAATGGGTGGAACATTTGATTTTATGGAACACAATGGACAAGAAGTACAAAAAGTAAATAGAATTTTCGCAACTTGGGATAACAGGTATGGAGCAATAAACAAAGTAAAAAATAATAATGGAGTTAAGAAATATAATAAAATTCCAAATTCAAGTGATAAATGTGTGATAAATAATGAAACGTTAGACAAGCTGGATACGAACTTATTGGATTTAGACTACTATGTCAAGTTAGTTGAGAAAAATAAGTTTATAGATGAGAATTATAGACTTTTTTAAGGAGGTCTTATGGAAACAAAATATATAGAATTACAAGCTGGTACAAAAATACCTGCCCACAACTTAGACACTTATACAAAAGATATAGACAAAATAGACGATGGAGCATTGCTTATCCCTGAAAATATAGTTGTTGTAGATTTTGACCATACAAGAGAGGATTTATTGAGAGATGTATTAGATAAATACACTACAAGAGCCATAAAAACTGAAAGAGGGGGACATTTATATTATAGTGTACCTCAAAATATGAGGCTTTATAACAAGACTAATGTTAGAACTTATAATGGTTTAGTTGTAGATTATAAAACAGGGTTTGGTGGAAAAAAGGCAATGGCTGTTGTAAAGCAAAATGGAGTTATGAGAGAAATCATAAATGCTATTGAACTTGACGATTTACCCGAATTACCTGTTGATTTATACCCAATATATGGTAAAAACACTAGCTTAGAAGACTTAGATGATGGCGATGGTAGAAATAGTGAAATATTTAGTCATATTAAAATCTTAAAAGATAAAAAAGTTGATGATACTGATATAGGTAGACTTGTAAATTTTATAAATACCAAGGTATTTAAGACCCCATTACCGCTTGACGAGTTAAAAGCAACTATTGGAAGTGCTATGACAGGTGGTGGAGACAGTGAAGAAATTGATATATTCACTATTGATAAAAAAGGTAATCAGAAGCTAGATGAGAAAAAAGTTGCTATGTGGAGTATAAAAGAATTGGATCTACATCATTACAGTAATCATATCCATTACATTAATGAAGAACACACTAGATTTCATAAATCTGATATGGGTAATGATACTTTAATCGCAGAAATACAAAAAAGATTAATGAAAAAGGGTGTAAATATAACAATTAAGAAAAATCAAGCAACAGAGATAATAAATCAAATAAAATATGCGATGATAATGAGTGGAAAAATGGTTTTAACAGAAGAAGTTGATGAAAAAGTATACCCTGTAAATTTTAAAAATGGTTGGATTTTATGTAATAATAGACAAATGTTAAAGTCTAGTGCCATATTTACACCTTTTAATATGAATGTGGATTATGACCCTGACGCAAATGATGAGAATGTAATTAATTTTATTGATTGGTTTTGTCAAAAAGATAAAGATTTAATAGGATTATTTGAGGAAATTTTAGGACATATATTGATGACAAATGAATTTCCACATCACGTATTTTTCTTTATAGGAAATACTGGAAGTAATGGTAAATCTACAATGTTAAATATGGTTGAAAATTGGGCTACTAATTTATACAGTACAGTAGCATTAGAAGAATTTGAAAAGCCTGAAAATGTGGCTCTATTAATAGATAAACTTGTGAATTGTGGAGACGACATAGAAGCAGGTATGATTGAAAAAAGTAGAGCGATGAAGACAATAACTGCTGGAAACAGAATTTTATGTAAACCTTTATATGTCAATCCTTTCAACTTTAAACCTGCTACGACATTATTATTTACTTGTAATGAAATTCCATTTTTCAAGGACAAAAGTGGTGGAGTTGCACGTAGAGTAGTATGTTTTCCTTGTGAGGCAAAAGTAGAAAAAATTGATATGAGTATAGATAAGAAATTAAGTAGTGAGAGTGCAAAATCTACATTATTAAATTTAGCTTTGAAAGGATTAGCAAGAATTATAGCAAACAATGGAGAACTTACAAAAGTTGACGCTGTTGTAGACGCAACCGAAAGATATTTAATGGAAAGCGATAATATAGCGATGTTCTTTGATGAGACTGATGTAAATGCTCTTGCTGATGATTTAGAGAGAAATACATTTACAAAATTATATGTTACTTATTGTGATTATTGCAAATGTAGTGGTTATGGTGCTGTTAGCAAAAAGAGATTTTCAAATAGATTATCTGAGTTTGGATTTGAAACGTATAAGAGCAATGGACTTGTAAAATTTAGAGTTAATACAAAAAAGTGATAGATTTCACAAGACAGGGATACATTCAGTGATAGATTTAGTGATACATTTCTATCAAAAAAGTATTGGTATTAAAAGGAAAGTGATACAAGGGATAGATTATTCTCTATCTTATAAATAAATAAATAAATATATTATTATATAGGATATATAAATATAGCACTATATATATATATATATAAGTTGTGAAATAATTTATCCCATCTATCACTTTGGCATACTTTTCCTTTTAATACCAATGTATTTCTCAGGGATATATTGAAAAAAATCTATCACTAATCTATCACTTTAATCTATCCCTTTTGAGTTTTATGTTGATATTAAATAGAAAATTGGAGGATATTATGAAATATAGTGTTGGAAATTATTTTGCAGATACAAAACAGGTTGGAAAGTTTAGATATTTTAAAGACTTATATGAGGATTATGTGAATTATTGTAATAAGAAGTCTTATCCTATTGTTGCTAGTGATGAGTTTATTGATAGTATTAAAGACTATGGTATTGTAGCTGATGTTGTTGGTGGATTGCTTACATTGGTATATCCACCTAAAGATAATGTAAATCAACCTAACCACTATGTGATTGGAGATACAGGATTGGAATGTAAAGATTTTATAAGTGCTTGGGTTGGAAAAGGATATTATGGTGTTTTCTGTTTCTGTAACATTATGAAATATCTAGTAAGAGCAGAAAAGAAAAATAAGTTGGAAGACTACAAAAAAGCACTTAAATACTTAGATATGATTATTGAGTCAGGAGCAGACACAATTGTATTGGATATAGCGGATATAGGAATAGAAGACGGAACAAAAGAGTATACAGGTATTTATTGGAATGCAATTATTGCTGAAATTACAAAAGGATTGAGTGCTAGACAGGCTTTATTGTTAGATAGTGTATTTAGAGCATTAGCAGATGAGAACTATCATTTATGTAGAATTAGATTGGCAGATTTTATAGATATGTATAAGGACACTATGGTTTGTAGACCACCTGTACCTGCTAAATAGATAATACCTGCTAAATAAATAACATTATAAGGATTATGGAGGATATAAAATGCTAAAAGTACAAATAATAATAATAGATGATAAATGGAGTGTTGTAAAATTTACAGAGTTGAAAGATTTAATAAATAGTAATCGCTTTGAGTGGACTGACGATAGAACTGAGTTTTTTATAGATAAGATATACGTTAATCAATATGAGCCTCATATGCCATTTCTAGTATATAATGAAAATTTGTTTATATTAGAAAATTTAGTTAAAGTGATAAATACAGAGCCTATGTTGTGGAGGGCAAAACTAACTAAAAGATATTATTACATAGATGATTTTGGAGAAATTAGTAGTAATTGTGACAATTATAGCACAAGAGATGACAATAGATATAAACTTGGAAATTATTTCCAAACAGAAAAAGACGCACAAAAGATTTTAGATAGTAATGAGTGGAGAGAGTTTTGGAGCAACATAAGGAATAGAGGTATAAAAAGTATAGCTTAAAGAATTAAAATGTTAAATTGGGCTATGCTATGACTTTAAAATAGGTATAAATTTTAAATAGGTATGTGAGTTAATTGATGGAGGTAAAATATGAAAGTTGAATTTGATTTTAAAAGAGCGGAGAAATTAATATTAGAACATAAAGTTGATGAGATGAGTACAAGTGAATACACTCATTTAAAGACATATAGTAATAAGTTTGAGGATTATCACTTTGTTAAAAAAAGACCAGCTATTGAAAAATACAGTTGGATAGATAATAGATAGGTTGCTAAACATTAAGGAGGATATAACAATGATTAAGTATATTATAGAAGTACGAACAAAAGATAGAAGTTTTAAGGCATATTTATTTAGAAAAGATTATTTGAATGAGAATGAAATTGAAGAAGAAAAAAATAAGGTTTTGTAAGGAATTAAGAGAGGATTATGAAAAAGCTAATAGTAGCATAGAGATTGTTGAAGCTAGAATAAGAGTTGATGAGTAATGACTGTACTATTAATATTATCTGTATTGTATGTATTGAGTTTAGGTTTAAAGGCTGAGTGTGAAAAAGCTAAGGAGGATATAAGAATGAATAAATGTGAAGCAAATAGTAGATGTGAAATAACTAATAAATGTGAAACAACTAATAAACCTGAGAATTTTACTGATTTACTAAATTTACAAAAAGAATTAGATAAAAAGATAATCAATTATAGACCTAGAAAATTAAAAGACATTAAGAAAAGTTTGATAGCTGAGTGTATAGAGTTTGACGAAGAAACGATTGATAGTCATAAGACTTGGAAAGCTAATAAAAGATATAAAGAAAAAGAACTTGAAGAACTAACCGATATATGGTTTTTTGTAGCACAACTCATAAATTATGCTTGTGATATTGGGGATGTGAGTATAACAGAAGTGAGAAATTTAGATGTATTCTTTAAGACAGAGGATTACACTTACTTTGGAGATACAGATGTCTTAACTATTATAAATGATGTAAGAACACCTAGATTTACTTATGAGTTTTTAAGAGAGTTGGTACGTGACTTAAAGTGTTTGACTATGAATTATGGGTATAAACACAATGATATATTAGATTGTTATTGGGATAAATGGAATAAGAATATCAACAGAATTAATAGTGAGTGGAATTAAAAGGAGGCATATAATGATATTGCTTTTATGTATATTTTTAACCTTTTTATATGAACAAGATATAAGTTTAATACTTAGTTTGATGGCTTTTATGATAGATATGTCTATATTGGAATTGGTGGAGTTTATTATTAAAAGGAGGTACAAATAATGGAACAAAAGATAATTCATAAAAAGATAGAAGATGTATTATATGCTTATCCTAAATATCAAAATAGATTGAGAGAAGAACAAAAGCATTTAACAAATGTGGAGTTAGAAAAGTCTTATAGACTAAAAGAATTAAACAATCAAAACTGCTATGAGTATAAGAGTGAGTTAGAGAAGTTAGAAGAAACAAGAGATAGAATATATCATAATATAAAACGTTATGAAGAAATTTTATTCAGGATAGATGAGTGCCTAGATATGGTAAAAAGTATGAAGTATTATGATTTTATACCAATGAAGTATTTTAATAAAAAGACTTATGAGGAGATAGCTGAGGAGTTTGACATTAATATTAGTAGCACTTACAAAGTAAAAAGAAAAATGTTGAGTAGTTTGGAGATACATTTTCTAGCACAAAAATTAATTTGCTATTGACAAAATATAAAAAAAGGAGAAAACAGGGAGAAAACAGGGATATTTTAAGGAGAAAATTTTTATGTTATTATGTTAGTATAGAAAATTGTAAAGATTTTCTTAGTGCATTTTTTACTTTTTCTCTTTGTTTACTTGTTTAATATATCCCCCTTGAGTTGTTTGAGGTCAACTATAAAAAACCTCTTTTTAATTTTAAGGGAGATGATAGTGATGTTGATGACTATATGTAGCACGTGTGGTAAGAAGAAACCTGCTAACACCGAATGTGAATGTAGTAAGGATAGGCACAAAGTTTACGATAGAGAATACAGAGATAAAGATAGTGCTGAGTTTTATAATAGCAAGGCTTGGAAAAGTTTAACTAATCAATGTAAAGCTAAAGCAAATGGATTAGATATATATGAGTTGATGGTAAACAATAGATATGTTGTAGGTACATTATCTCATCATATAGAAGAACTAAAAGACAATAAGAAACGTGGGTTAGATATAAATAATCTTATATGGATAAGTGATAAGACTCACAATCATATCCATTCTGAGTACGATAAAAGTGCTGAGAGTAAAAAGGATATGCAAAATAAATTATTTGATATACTAAATAAATATTATAATGATGATAAGATTGTTTTAGAAGTGATAGGGGGGTACTGAATGAAATATTTTTGTACTGTTCCGATACCGCAACCCCTCTATTTTTTAGAGAAATTGCCAATATATAGAATTTACGTGTAAAGGTATTTTACTTGACAGGAGGTGTAACGTGAGTAGAAGTAGAAAAGTGATAGATATTAGTACAGGAAAAATAGGTAAAGAAAAGATACAAGCTAGAAAAGAAGCTGAAAAAAAATTAAAAGCAAATAGAGATGACTTGATTGCACCTGAGTGGTTGAGTGAGAACGCTAAAGCTGAATTTAATAGAGTTGTCAGTGAATGTGATAAAATCAATATTTTGGATAATTTAGATTTAGGTGTTTTGGCTATCTATTGTAACGCATATGATGGTTACATAGAAACAACTAAAAAACTTGAAATTGAGGGTGTAGTTAAGAAAAAAATGACTCGAACTGGTGAATTAGAATTTATAAATCCATTAGTGAACGTGCAAGAAAAATATGTAAAATACATAATGCAATCCTCAACAAAATTAGGATTAGCGACTACTGATAGACTAAAACTTATAGTACCTGTTAAAGAAGAACAACCTGAAAATAAATTTATTACGTTGTTGAAAGAAAGACAAGCGTAAATGATGGATAGAACAACTGCTTATGCTAAATTGGTTGTAAGTGGTAAAAAAATAACAGGGAGAAAAGAGTACTTAGCTTGTAAAAGACACCTTGATGACCTTAAAAAGAAGAAATTTGACTATAAATTTGATGTTGATGAGGCTGAATTTGCTATCAATTTTGCTAATAATTTGATTATGAAAGATGGTAGTGAGTTAAAAACAAGGGGTTTTCAAGAGTTTATTATTGGTAGTTTGCACGGGTGGAAAAAGAAAAAGACTGGAGATAGGCGTTTTAGAGAGGCTTATTTACAGGTTGGAAGAAGAAACGGAAAAAGTTTTTTAAGTGGAATTGAAAGTACATTATTTAGTTCTATGATTGGTGTTAAAGAGCGTATATTTTGTGCGGCGACTAAACAAGACCAAGCTAACATTGTATGGGACGAAGTAAGGAATTTCATTGAAAGTGATAAAGATTTAAGTGAATTGTATAGAGTAAAAGAACACGATAGAACTATTAAAAATTTAATTACAGGTACAGTTATAAAAGCATTGAGTAAAGACACAAAAGGTATGGACGGGTTTGGTAATGTATTGGCAATATGTGATGAGTTACACGCACACCCGAACAACCAAATATATAAATTATTATTGGACGGACAAGCTGATGTTGATAATGCTTTAACTCTTGCTATAACGACTGCTGGATTTAATTTGAATAGTTTTTGTTACGAACAATATCAGTTTTGTGAAAAGATTTTGGAGGGTGTTATTGAAAAAGACACTCTTTTTATTTTTATCTGCGAAATGGATAAAGATGATGACATATGGAATTGGAATAACTGGTTAAAAGCTAATCCATATTTTCTCTATGAAGCTGATGGAGTAACACCTAATAAGAAAAAAATTGAGTTGTATAAACAAAAAGCTATTGACGCAAAAGAAAAAGGTGGAGATGAGTTAAGAAATTTCCTAACAAAACAATTAAATCGTTGGGTTACTACTGGAACAAGTCAATACATCAACCTTGAGAAGTTTAAAGAGTGTGAAAGTGATTTAAGTTTAGATGATATGAAAGGTAGAAGTTGTTATTTAGGTTTTGACTTATCTAAAGGAGGCGATTTAACAAGTATCGCATTAGTATTTCCATTAGATGATGAAAAAATCTATATTTACAGTCATTCATTTATGCCTGAATTAAGACTTGAAGAACATATAAAAACAGATGACGCACCTTACAACATATGGTTTAGACAAGGTTTGTTGACTTTGACAAGTGGTGCTTTTGGAATGAAAACAGATTATAAGTATATCATATCTCATTTAAAAGAGATTATAGACAAATTTGATTTGAAAATCCTTGAATGTGGGTACGACGCTCATAACGCAGGAAGTTTTTTAGCTGATTTAGAGTTTTTAGATTGTGATTTAACTGAGGTTAAACAATCGGCTAAGTCTTTAAATGACGCAACTGTTGATTTTGCTTTGTCTGTTGACGCATTACAAGTTATGTATGATAAGAAAAATGGTTTATTAAAATGGAGTATTAGTAATGCGACGACTGTTGAAAATAGCTTTGGAGAAAAGAAAATTGATAAACAAGCTAGGAAGAAAAGGATTGACCCTGTTGACGCTGTAATTGACGCTTGGAAAGTGATGTTACTTAATAAAGAATCAAAAATAAACAATGATGAATCTGTTGATGAATGGTTAAAGTTTTTTGGTAAAGGAGGTGATAAGGAGTGAATATATTTAAAAGATTTTTCAATAAGACAGAGGAGAAATCAATAGTACAAAATTTAACTTTTAAAGAGTTTTTTGGAATAGATGTGGATAACAGTTTATCTGAGATTACATATTATACTTGTTTAAAAGTTTTATCTGAAAGCGTTGGTAAATTATCAATACACTTGAAAGATAGCAAAAACAATAAGATAGTAGACCACGACGCTTTAAAGAAATTAAAGTTTTCACCCAATCCTTTTATGACCTCTACACCAATGATGACTCTATTGGAAACGTGGAGAAATCATCACGGAAATGCTTATGCTTATCTAAGTTATGATAATAGCGGAAATTTAATAGGTATTTATCCATTACACCCGCAAAATGTAAGGTTGTGGATAGATAATGCAAAATTATTCAGTGGAAGTGAAAAACTTTACTACGAATATATAAAAGATGGTAAATCATATTATTTTAAAAGTGATGAGATTTTACATTTAAAAGGTGGTTTAAGTAAAGATGGTATTGTTGGTGTTAGTGTTAGAGAAACATTGGCAACTACGCTAACTGGTGTAAAAGCTAGTCAAAAATACTTAAATAATCTCTATGAACGTGGATTGACTGCTAAAGCTATTTTGAAATATACGGGTGATTTGAGTAAGGAAAATCAAAAGAAAATGTTAGAGACTATGGGAGAGTTTATCAACTCAAACAACAACCCTAGTGGTATTTTTCCTTTACCGATTGGAATGGATATAATCCCTTTGGATTTGAAATTGAGCGATAGTCAATTCTTTGAGTTGAAGAAATACACTGCATTACAAATTGCAGGAGCGTTTGGAGTAAAGCCAAATCATCTAAATGATTATGATAAATCATCTTACTCCAATAGTGAAATGCAAAACCTGACATTTTATGTGGATACATTACTATATATTTTAAGTCTTTATGAGGAGGAGTTTAATTTAAAACTCTTAACTGAAAAAGAGAGGTTGAGTGGACTACGTTTTGAGTTTAATGTAGCAACAATTTTAAAAGGAGACTTGAAAACACAAGCCGAATGTATCACTAAATTTATTCAATCGGGAGTTTACACAATCAATGAAGCTAGAAACTTAATGGGATTACCTAGTGTTGAGGGTGGAGACATTATAGTTATGAATGGTAGTTATGTACCTTTAGAAGACATAGGAATTGCGTATAAAGACAAAAAAGGAGGTGGCGATAATGGATAAGAAGTGGTTAGAAATAAAGAATAAAGCAGATATTACTGAAATTTATATCAATGGAGATATAGTTAGCGATAGTGATAATGATGGTTTTTATGAATTTTTTGATTTAAACAACCCAAACGTATATCCGCTAGATGTCGCAAATGCTTTAAAAGAAGCAGGAGAAGTACACGTACATATCAATAGTTATGGTGGAGATGTATTTGCAGGATTAGCAATCTCAAATATGTTAAAAAATCATAAAGGAAGAACAGTAGCTTATGTTGATGGGTTATCTGCAAGTTCTGCCTCTATAGTTGCCTTTGGTTGTAATGAAATTATTATACCTAGTAACGCATATCTAATGATACATAGAGTTAGTTGTGGAATGTTTGGTAATGCTGATGATTTCTTAAAGCAAGTGGAAGTAATGGAAAAAATTGAAGAGGGTATTGTTGATACCTATATGGAAAAAGCTGTTGATGGTGTAACGAAAGAGCAAATATACGATTTAATGAAAGCTGAAACGTGGTTTACTGGTACTGATTGTTTAAATTATTTCAATGTAAAAGTAGATGACAGTATTAGTTATTTGAATAAAATTGAAACAAAACAAAAATATAATCATATTCCTGAGGTTATAACTAACAAGAATATGGAATTGGCTAGATTAGAAAAAATGAAAAAAGAGATTGACTTGGAGGTATTTTAAATATGAAAAAATCAATAGAAATGAAAAAAGAATTAGAAGCAATGAGAAATGAAATAAAAGCCCTTAAAGATGAGGGTAAAATCGAAGACGCTCACGCAAAATTGACTGCATTTAAGGAATTAGAAAATAAAATTAAAGAAGTGGAAACAGAGGAGGCATTAGAAGTTATGAATGAAAAAACTAAAGTAACTGTAACAAATGGAATGAACGCAAATAGATTATTTAATAGAGTTTTATTAGGAAAACCTATAACAGGTGATGAAAGAGAGTTTTTAAACGCTGTTGGTACTCCTGGGCAAGTTGAGGCAACTGACGGAAAAGGTGGATATTTAGTGCCTGTAGAACAATTCAATCAAATAAAAGAGTTAAGAAGAAATAAAGTTGAATTAAAGACATTATGTAACGTTCAACCTGTTAAATCATTAAGTGGAAAACAACCAATTGAAAAAAACTCAAATGGAGAGTTAATTGCTTTTGATGAATTAAACGCTATAACTATGAGCGATATTGATTTCGGACAAATTGAATATAAAGTTAAAGACTATGGAGATATAATTCCTGTATCTAACACATTATTAGCTGACGAAAATGTAAATTTAACTGCTTACATTGGAAAAAGATTTGTTAAAAAAGCTGTAAATACTGAAAACAAAAAGATAATTGCTGAATTAAAAACTTTAATACCAAAAACTGTTGCTGACTACACTGGAATAAATAAAGCATTAAACATAGATTTAGACCCAGCTATCTCAGAAAATGCTGTAATTATTACTAACCAAACAGGTTTTGATTTCTTAGATGGTTTAACAGATAAACAAAATAGACCATTACTTGAAGTAAATCTACAAAATACAACACAAAAAATCTTTAAAGGTAGAAAAATTGTGGTTGTAAGTGATGAATTATTACCAATGAATACAACTAAAGCACCAGTTTTTGTCGGAGATATGACTGAATTTATCACATTCTTTGATAGAGAGGGCTTAGAATTGGCTGTATCGACTGAAGCAGGATTTACTAAAAACGCTACATTTATGAGAGCGATTGAAAGATTTGACCTTGCTAAAGTTGATGATAAAGCGATGGTTTACTTAGAACTTGCTACAAAATAATAGGAGATTGATTTTATGGATAATTTTTTAACTTTAAAAGAGGTTAAAGACTATCTAAGAATTGATTTTGATGATGATGATTTATGGTTGCAATCTCTTATGGTTGCAACTATGGATTATCTGAGAGACAGTATAGATGACTTTGATAAAAAACTTGAAAAAGAAAAATTTAAGAGTAGAGCCAAAATACTAGCTTTAGTCTTATTGCAGGATTGGTATGATAACAGAGAACACGCTGAAAGTAAAGACTTTACTTATACAGTAAGGAGTATGATGACTCAATTGCAAGTCAGTGGTAATTATGAATGATCTAACGAAAAAACTAAGACATTTAGTTGAAGTATATGAAATGACTACCACTACAAATAGTTTAGGAGAGAATGATAGTACACCTAATCTATTGAAAAAAGCATATGGTGAAATACTACCTTTAAATTCTAGTGTTAAAACAGGTCAAGCTAATACAGAAAACAACCAGCACCAATTTAAGTTGACATTTCGGATTAAATCACTGAAAGGACTTAAAAAGGACTGGTTTTTTATTTTTGAGGGTTTAAAGTACGAAGTTATCTATTTTAACAGAGATTTTAAAGACAATCAATTCATAGAAGTTTTTTGCAATAGAGTTGAGGAGTAACAATGGACGGATTTACTATTGAGGAATTAGATAAACTTGAAAAAGAAGTATTACGCCTAGCTGGAAAATATCCTAATGAGACTAAAAAATTCTTACAAACGCAAGGAAATAAATTGAAAGCTAAAACTAAAAAAATTGCTAAAAGTAAAGTTAAATCTAAAAAAGGTAATTATCTGAGAGGTTTTAAACGTGGTAAATACTACAAATATAATGGAGAAGACGATTGTATTAGAGTTTATAACTATATGTCTCACGCTCATTTGATTGAAAACGGACATATCATCAAAGATAGGACTGGTAAAGAACACGGATTTAAAAAAGGATATTTTGTTTTAGAACAGGCTCATAGAGATTATTATGATGAGTTTGTTAAAGCTACCGATGATTTTGTGGGTGAAGTAATAAAGAATGGAGGGTTTTAGATGATTAAGTTGAGTGAAATATTAAAAGCAGTCAATAGTACATTAAATAAAGCCTATCCTAATGTAACAATTGATAGTAAAGATTTATCTGAGAGTTTCAATAGACCTAGTTTTAGGACTGAATTAGATGGTTTGAAAACAACTGCTTTTATGACAACGTTCAAGGAGAGACATTTTACTATCAGGATCTACTTTTTTAATACTGTAATCGGTAAAGGTAAAGAAGAACGTTTAAAAGTAATTGAAGCAATAGAAGACGCTTTTTTAGGCTCAGTTAAAGTAAATGATACTTTTATCATACCAATTGATGATATTGAATTTGATGAGACTGATGATGGAGTTTTGATTGCTAGTTTTGATACTTTAACAATGGAACAAATAGAAAATGATGTTGATAAATATATGATGGAAGAATTGGAATATCATTTTGATAAGAAATAATGTTACGTGACAAATAGGAGGTTATAAGATATGGGATTACCTAGCATTGAAATAATTTTTAAACAATTAGCTGTAACAGCTGTTAAGAGAAGTCAATTAGGTATAGTTGGACTTATAGTAAATGAAGTTGGTAAGAATTGGACTATGAAAGAGTATAAAACAGTTGTTGACATCGACTCTAATGATTTCTCAGCTGAGGTTTTACCTTTAGTCAAAGATACTTTTGAATATACACCAAACAAAGTATTAGTTTTTAATAATGGTGCTGGAACATTATCAGATACATTGAAATTAGTAGCACAAGAGAGAGTAAATTGGATTGGATTAGCTTATGATGGAGCAAGTGGAGATACAGCAACCCTTGTAAGTTGGATTAAGTCAATGAGAAAAGCTGGTAAAACTTATAAAGCTGTTGTATTTAAAGCTACAAAGCCAGACAACAAAGGAATTGTAAATTTAATGAATGACAAAGTAACTTTTGTTGACAGCAGAGGAGAGGTTGACGGTTGGCAATATGTACCTAGTGTACTTGGAATGTTAGCAGGGCTACCAATGACACGTTCAGCTACAAGTTTTCTTTGTGGAAATTTAAAGGAAGTATCTATATTTGATGATATAAACGATGTCATCGATAAAGGTGGATTTTGTCTTTACAAAGATGAGGGTGATATAAGGGTTGCTAGAGCGTGTACGTCTTTACAAGAAATCACACAAGATGAGACTGAGGATATGAAAGATATTATCATTATTGAAAGTATGGATTTAATGAGAGATGACATATACTCAACATTCAAAAAATGGATAG